CTCATTTAGAGGCTCCTTTCGGTGTTGCTCTTTTTTTTAAAAATCTTACGGTTTGTTACCAGTGGCTGATGTATAACTTCCTTGTACTTTTTGATCACCCATAAGCTGATCTATTGATGTCCCACTTGCAAGTTGTTTAGAAAAGTTACTTTCAACCCATTTTTGGTATGCTTTAGAGTATGTGCCTCCACCTCCGCCACCACTTCCACCACCAGATACTTTAGGATTATTTCCAGTTTTACTTGTGTATTGTGTTTGTAATCCGATAGCATTCAATATATTTAAAGCTATTTTTCCTAAATTACTATTAGGATCATTTGCATAAGCATCTGCAAACCGAGTCCAATTTTTTCCCATTTCTGATGCAATATAGTCCACATAAGTCTTTGTAAAGTCTGTAAATAGTTTATCAGCATCACCACCACCTCCACCACCACCGGAAAGTTTTGAAATCATATCTGTTACAAGATCACCCATTCTTGTATCAGAAGAATCATATTTTTTACCTTGATATTTAAAAGCCTCTCCTCCGGCTCCATCATATGCACTTTTAAAACCTCTTAACCATTTTAAATCAGTTTCATTTGCTTGAATATCTTTTAATGAACCAGTTTCTTTTTGAATTTGCTCATCTACAGCAACTTTTGAACCCGGAGTAAAAGAAGAAACACTTCTGCTTGTTGGTGCAGATACTTTACTTCTTGAACCACCTTTGTACATTTTAGTTGAGATTTTACCCTTAGCAATGTTTTTCAACTTGCCTAACTTTTTATCCTTCTTTTTTTTCTTTTCGCTCATTTTAACCCTCTTTAGTTTCTGATTCCTCAAGTTGTCCACTCATTCCTTGTTGGACAAGAAGGGAATCTAAAATCTCGTCCTTATTAGTAGAATTTTGTAATGTGTCTTGTTGACGTTGCATCATCTCTTGTTGCTGACGTTTTTGTTCCATTATTTCATCTAATATCTCTTGTGAGATGTCTTTCTGTGTCCATCTCCAAAATTGTTCTGGTGTTAGTAGTCCAAGCTGAACCAAGTTTAATGCTTGGTCAAATCTACTTGCACGATTCTCCGGCATACTTGAACCGGGAACATATTTAAAATCCATATCTGTATCTAATTCATATGGAGGTACTGAGTAAAACTCATACTGTCCATTAGTATCAGAAAATGTTCTTACTTCTAAATTTTCTTCAGAGTTGTTTTTAAGCATTGAAAGTGTATGCTTATATAAGCTAATTACTGCATCTTGACCAACTTCTCGTTCTTTAGTACGAATAACTTGCTGTGATGCTTCTTGTAACTGGCTTATTGCAGTTCCAGATGTCACACCAGAAGGATTTCTTCCTTGAGTTATATCGTGTACTCCACTTACTTGATCAGATAACTGTATTAAACTTTGAGCCATCGGCAGTGACGATGCACTTATGTTCCCAGCTGGTAGTCTACTAACTCCCTCGTGAGGACCATTAGTATAAAAGACTTGACCCGGTTTGTCTGTGGGTCTATTAGAATATGTCTTCATCATTGACTTGTTCATTACAATTGATGGATTTCCGTGATATATCAAGTTATCCAGCGACTGAGAAAGTACAATTGATGTGCTAACAGCTAAGGACTCTATAACCTCTGGCTCTCCCTTACCCCATATAGTATGAGGGGAGGCATAATTTTTAAACATTACCACTGGAATAAAGTCATATGGTGACTCTTCTTTTTGCAGTAATGTGTGTCCACACCAAGTAGCAAGACAAAGTTTTTCGCCCTCAAAGTACCAAGCCTCCTTTAATAATGCTTGACCACCTCCATAGGTTTCATTTCCTTTACCATCGTCTACTGGTGATTTACTATCTAATTCTAAATCTGATGTTTTATCTGTTGCATATTTATCGTCATACTTAACAAAAGAACGATACTCGTTTAGTTTGCCTTCTGCTTTAATTTCTTTATTTGGAAACATTTCTTTTATTTCACTTACATATGTAGGTGTAGCAAATATGACACATTTAGCATTCTCTACATTGGTAGCTAAAGGATCAAAGAAAACTGTAAAAGGGTCTGGAACTTTAAACTCTACTTTTCCTTTGTGCATAGAGCATTTAATAAAGCCATTACCATATATAAGACCATCTCTTTTCATTCCAGCAACAGAGCGAGATGCTTTACGTTTATCCATTTCAGCATCTACAATCTCTTGAGTCATTCTTGCACTTTCTACTTGTGACTCTTTTCGAGGCATTATGTCAACCTTAGGATTTCTGTCTGTTAAGATTGAGTAAATTGTTTCAATAGTAGAGTGTACAAAGTTAGGTTCTACACGAGACTTATACTTAGGTAGTTTGAATGGCTTTAGAAACTTACCAGCATACAACTCCTCATTACGTCTCCATCGAGGTACTTTTAACTTTTTAGCTTCCTTAGATGCACTAAACTTCTCTTCTAAGTACTTTATAAGTTTAAACTCATCTGGAGAGGTGTATTTTTTAGCTTGGACATCTAATGGTTCGTTTGATGTTTTAGGGTATTTCATTAGCCTCCTCTACCACCACCAATACTATCTGGTGTGTTTTGAACAAAGTCCTCATCATCATCGTATTCTTTTAATCTACCAAGAATACTTTTTTTAGGAAAAAGTCCCAGTTTTACTAATTTTTTAAGTTTTTTCTTTATTTTCTTTTTCATTTTTTCTTTGTGTTATATTTTTTGCCTCTCCAAATAAAAGTAGCATTGTCACCATATGTATCTCTCATAAGTTTAAATGCCTCACCAAAAGACTTCTCATCACCAGCAACGTAGTCTCTCTTGCCTCCGTGCTTATCTGGTGCACCTTTTGCAAACATCTCTAATGTCTTTTTATCAAAGGCTAATTTTTTTAATTTATCTTTTCTACTCATCTAAACTCCCAGTTAAATTTTTTCGCTTTAGGCTCTAATAATTGCCTATGCTTAATCTCATCACTTGTTAATGCTTTTCGAGGCTTATTAGGTGCTTGTATGTGTGTTAAAGCATACCTTAAAGCATCCATTATATGATCCTCTAATGTTGTGTCTATATCCTCTGGTTTCTTACTATCACATATCATATCCGGGATAGTCCTTGTAAGGTTAGGACACGTTCCATTTATTATGTAGAAACTCGGACTTACATCATTAGAGTAATGCATCAGTTGTGCTATGTTCCTCCAACCATTAACTCTATCGTTATTCGCTGGTTGTAAGTTCGGAACAAGTGGTCTTGATACATCCCCAATTAAGGCATTGGCTATACTCCTATCACTATACATCTGTGTAGAAGGGTTGTTCCAAGACATTGGATTACGAGTCCACATTGAAGGGTCACCAAGTGACATTGTAACCTCTTCTTCAGTCATCTTATTAATGAGTTCTGCCCATTCCATAGGATGCTTCTCTCTACCATATAACTCTCTATAACAAAAAACTTTATTACTTGGTGTGACCTCTATCCATATTGCACCAAATGGTGCTGAATAACCCCAGTCAATACCAATATACCTATTGTTGTATTCCTCTCCATATCCCATTGTTTTAGCCTTATCTTCACTAATACAATGTATACGAGGATCAAACTCCTTGAAATACTGACCAGCAAATACATCCCAATCACCATTCCTCCAAGCACTTCTCATTGGTTCTGGAAGAGCATCTAAGAACTTGACATAATCTGGGTCAAGGGACTTCAGAGTAGGATTATCATCAATAGTTGCTGGTATGTATATCCTCTTCCTACCACTTATAGCATCACCAAATGCTACATTACTCTTCTTGACATTTATCTTAAACCTCTTCTTAATCCATTGATGACCAGCACCTCCGGGATTACAAGTAAGGAATATCTGTGGCTTTACACTGGTAGTCGATCTCACCGAAGAGATTAACTTTAAGTATCCCTCTTCTGTTGGTATCTGACCTAATTCCTCTATTAAGAGTCTATGTATCTCCCAACCTTGGAATTGTGTATATGACTCTTGTTGACTAAGGTGTCCAGTATATATCTTTGCTCCAGATGGAAACTTAAATACTGCTGGATTACCAGAACAAGTAGCAGTCTTAAATAACTGCCTTGCTCGGTCTAACCAGTTCCTCAAATCACTATAGTTACGTCTAATACATAAACCTACATAATTTGGGTCTTCTACACCCTTTAAAAGCCATACTATACCAGCATCTGTTTTACCACCACCTCTTGCACCACCATAAAGAACCTCATATACAGACTCATTAATGGATAATGCTAATGTCTGCTGACCTTTATGTGGTGTCCAGATAGCATTAGTTGTCTCTATTTGGTCACTCAAAAAGCAATCCTCCTCTAATAATCAGTGGATAAATTATCCAAGACTATTCTGATTCTGGTTCAGATTGAGGAGGTAAAATGACAACACCAGTGTCATTATCTGAACCTAATTTTAATTCTGAAGACTTTAGTGTTGGTACAAGTCTCTCTACTACTAATTTTGCACAACTCATTGCATCTTTATGTTGGTCTTTTTGACCCAGTGTTGATGCTATTGCAACGATATTATTTATCAAATCAAAGTTCTTAGGATTCTCTCTAAATTTGACCACAATTGTATCTTCTTTTTTAGGTCTACCTTTAGATATTTTGTTACCTTTAACAAATCTCCCTCGGTGATCACGTCCAGAATCATTTTTATCTAAAATTTCCGTCTCGCTACGGCTATTTAAGGTATTTTGATCCTCTTCTGGAATCTCTTCGACAATTACATCGGTGATATTATTTTGATTGGTTTTTATCATATTATTTCTTTTTTTTAGAGCCTCTTTTGAATCCTAAATCGTAAGCCTCTGAAATACCTATATCTATTAATTTTTGTATTTT